TATTGACAAGGGGTAGATAACACAGGTGTTCGATGGATCGGTAACTCTGGAGAGCAAGGATGCGTCACCATGTTGCGTTGGCTATTGTGCTTGTTGGGCTGTCCGTCGCGGCGAGAGCGGAGGACATCGTCGCGCTGTGCAAGGAGCCGGTGCGTCAGGTGCAGGCAGGGAAATCTCAGACCCTGCACGACATCCTCTCAAGGCTGTCGCAGCGTGACGCCAACTACGCCCGTGACCCCCGAGAACCCAGCGACGTAATCACGCAGGCCCATGAAGGCAGCCACTTCCTCGCCAGCCAGTTGTCCACCAGCAAAGCCAGAGGTTTCTACCTGCTGGGCGGCGAGGGCTGGCGTGTGCCACTGACCAAGAACACCCGGCTGTCGGACGTTGCGGCTGCGGTGCCGAAGTCAAAGCGGGGGCGAGTGTACAAGACCTACCTGCTCGACGCACAGGGGGATTGGGAAGCCATGCCGCTGGTGCTGCTCGATGAGTGGATAGCCTACCAGCACGGTGCAATGGTGCGGGCAGAGCTTGGGATCGAGGGGCGGGGCGAGACTGTGACGTTCGCCGCAGAGCTTGCCCTCTACTCGTACTACTTCCTCAAGGAGGTGGAGAAGCGGGAGCAGGACTACCCCATCGAAGAACTCAAGGGGTACTACCAGTTCCTGCTCACCCGCGCCCGCATCATCGGCGGCGACGAGTGGAAGGAAGACCCCGTGCTGGGCGAGGTGCCCAGCTTATGAGCAAGGAGAAGGACCGCAAGTGGCTGGAGTTGTATGCCATCCAGAGCGAGCGGTGTGCCGTGTGTTACTGGCGGAAGTACAGGCCGGGCAGGAGATGCGAACTGCATCACATCGTGGGCAGGCGTGGGCGTGATCCACACCATCACAGGAACCTGATCCTTGTCTGTGCCGACTGTCACTACGGGTATCACAGTGGAGGTCAGAAGAGTCTGTCGCTGGGCCACATACTCCAGGCGAAGTTGGAAGAGGACGGCGAGGTAGACATCCCGTTCTTGGCAAGGCTGATGGGCAAGGTGGGGCTGAAGGAAGACCCGATGCCGCTGCCCGAGTGGGTGATCGAGGAACGCAAGTACAACGCAGGGAGATAGCATGCCGATAAACAGCAGGCAGAAGGGTGCAGCGGGCGAGCGGGAATTGGCAGACCAGTTCCATCAGATGGGCTTCACCGCGAAGCGTAGCCAGCAGCACTGCGGCATCAACAGCGACAGCGATGTCGAGGTCGAGGAGTTGCCCGGCCTGCTGATCGAGTGCAAGCGGGTGCAGAACCTGAACCTCCACGCTGCCATGCGTCATGCCCAGTTCGACGCACTCAAGAAGGGGAAGACTCCGATCATCTGCCACCGGAAGAACAACACCGACTGGCTGGTCACAGTCAGGCTGAACGAACTGGTGCCGCTTGTGATGCACATGGTCGCAGGACTGAAGGAGCGCAAGCAATGATTCCAGAGTGGGTCACTCTTGAATGGTATGAGGTGCAAGCCGCTTCCTATGTAGGGTCCAGTCGCCATTCCCAAGTGTTGAGGAAAGGCAGAAGCAGTGGCATGCAGGAGCCGAAAGAGACATGCAGCTTAGAGGCACACATCATGGGTGCATGTGGCGAGTGTGCGTTTGCAAAAGCGATGAAGATGTACTGGCCCATGTCAATCGACACCTTCAAGAGCGAGGGCGATGTCGGCCCGTATGAGGTTCGCTCTCGACGCAAGCACTGGCAGGGATTGCTGATCCACCACGAAGACATCAATGACAGGAAGTTTGTGCTGCTTACCGGAGGCCCAGAAAAATTCTGGATTCGCGGCTGGGTGTATGCGGGCGAGGTGAAGAAGAGGCCCAGCCTTCTCAAGGACTTGGGTGATTACGGGAAGGAGTGCTTCGTTGTAAAGCCGGAGCTTCTCAAGAAGATGGACACGTTTCTATTAGGAGGAAACTATGTTGAGTCAACCAGTGCTGAAGGACGGCAAGCATCAGTGGTCTACGGGGGCGACACGCAGCCCGTCCGACAAGCGGTATGACCTGCTGTCGCCGGTCGGGCTGGCCCGCCTTGCACAGCGGGCACACATGGGAGTGGAGGCACACGGTCTGTTCAATGCGGAGCGTGGCCTGCCCGTGTCGGTGTTCCTGAATCATGCCATCGCACACATCTACTCCTACCTCGAAGGAAATCGAGAGGATGATGACCTCGCAGCCGCTTGTTGGAACCTGCTTTATGCAATAGATTCCGAAGTACGGCACCCAGAGTTGAACGACGATCTGCGTGGACCGGGTGGTGCCTTACCCGAAGCAGCGAGAGTTCAGACATGAGCAAGAATTTGACTGCCCCTCCAGCGGGAGAGTGGGTCCAAGCGTTCGAGGCGACTGGTTCTAGGCCGGGTGACGGGGGGGCTTGCCCGTACCGTAACCTGTGGTTGTACGAAGAAGGGCAGATATACCTATGGACAAGACGAAAAGAACACATGAACTCTCGCCCGATGTTGACAGACCATCAATGGAGCGGGCTGATGTGGCACATGTACGAGGGATGGCTTCATCGCCCAGAGGACTTCCTTGTGATGAGGCTCCCTCCCCACAAAGATGTCTTACCGCCCGTGAACTAGAGGGCGGCTATCACGTTCTGTGTGCTGCGATCCTGGCTCACACTGCCAGTCTTCTTGGTGGGTTCCACCCTGACGGATCGAGCAGGAGAGATCACCCCCTTGCAGGCAGGCCCACCTCGCGGAAGAGGAAGTATTTCCGCGAGGAGGTGGCAGCACAGAGATTCACAGCCAAGCAGTGGGTGCGTGGAGGTGGGGTGCTGTCGTTCGATGAGTGCTGCGACGAACTGGGGTACAGCCCCGAGCCAGCCCGCCAGAAATTGCTGGAGATCGCTGATAGCAAGCCATAAACCGGGTGTGTCCAGTGCAGTGCTGGACGTTTGTATAGACACCCGGCAGCGCAGGCTCTATCATGGTGAAGGTCACTGGCAGGGACAGCCCCAGTGGGCAAGGATGCCCTCGCGGGGTGGTGGGCGTGATCCTTCTGGTGACGCTGGCAGTTGTGCTGCCAGCCTGTGCCACCGGGAGCAGGCAGGATGCCACCACTCCGCAAGAAAGCCCGGCAATCCAAGAGCCGGAAGAACAGCCAGCCCCTGTCGAGGAAGAACAGGCTGTCGTTACGGCTGGTGAAACCCCCCGCCCCGCCGGTAAGTACGACGCCTCGCTCGCCCGCATCCGTCAGTGGCGATCTGCGTTGCGGTGAGTGTGGGTTTACCGCGACAGTCAAGCATGACTGCAACGGGATGCTGCGGGACACGCCGCTGTGCGAGAGGTGCCACGAACGCGACTGTGCCAGATCGTGGCGGCGGCACGAATGGAAGGCGCTATGAGCAGAGCGCCCCTCGTCAGATGCCTGACGCAGCAGCAGCAGATGCTGGCAGAGCAGGCCATGATGGTGATAGACAACGCCATCCATGCGTTCTGGCTGAAGCATGCCAGCCTGAGACGGTATCGCCCGGTGATAGACAGCCGGTCCACTGCGATGGTGGCTGTCACGCTTGCGTCATTCAACTTCGACCCGAGTAAGAGCAAGCTGTCCACCTACTACACGGTGGCAATTCACAACGCACTCCGCAAGGTGGCACTGCGTGAGAAGCGGAGGGTGGAGGTACCGGCCCACAGCAAGGCTCAGTACGGGGTGGATAAGAAGGCCATCCAACCAAGCTGGGGGTCTGCAACCGAGTGCATGGAGACGCTCGATAAACAGACCCGCCAGCTTGTCCACGAATCAGTGGTCGTTGGACGGCAGATCACAGAGATAGCGAGGAGTGTTGGGCGTGACCCTCGCACATTGCAGCGTAGGCTGGACGCTGCACTCACGCTTTTGCGGGACTGCGTTTCTTCTTCGATGCCTGATGTGCCTTCGGAAACCCGCGACTCATAGCTTCGATTGCCAACTCGCAGGTGGTTGGTGCCCACCCTCGCAGCTTGCAGTACCTGTTACGCCTGCACAGCGACGAGACAGACTCCCAGCTTTCTCCTGCTGCTCGCCACGCTGCCATCTGAGCGATCTGTGCCCGCTCCTCGTCGCTCTCAACGAGGTAGAAGTTCTTGGGCTTGCCCTTTCGCTCCCATCCGAACGGTGCATAGCGGACTGTGTTGCCATGCCCGAGCCGGTTCTCCTTCCTCTGTCGGACCACCTCCTTCGTCCGCTCAGAAACGTACTCCCTCTGCAACTGGGCGAACGCCAGCATGACGTTCACGATGAACTTGCCCATCGAGGTCGAGGTATCCACCCGCACATCGAGGATGTGAAGGAAGATGCCCTTCGCCCGGAACAACTCGATGGTCTGTGCCCCATCGATGATGCTGCGGAACGCACGATCCAGCTTGGCGACCACGATGTGATCTCCCGGCTGGGCCAGCGCCCACAACTTCATGCCCTCTGGTCTGTCGGCCAGTGGCTTGCCGCCTGACACTGCCGCATCGTACAGCCAGGACGGTTCGCCTATCTCCACCCCATCCTGTGAGAGCAGGAAGGTGTTGCAGTAGGACTCGCAAGCCTTTCGCTGCACATCCTCCGTCATGCTCTGCTTGTTGGTGCTATGCCTGCCGTAAAGATATATGAAGCTCATGTGAGTTCGGGCCTCCCAGAAGTTTTTGCACGGTCATCATCGCCTGCCTCCGACAGCAGCGTCATAACTCTGCACTCGAAACCGAACCTCCGAAGGTACTCGACTCTGTCGCAAGCCTCCTCGATCAACTCGTAGTGTGCTGGAACTCCGAGTTCCTTGTCATCGTGGCTGTCGATAGTCCACTCGCCTGCTTTGGGCTGGCGGTATGCGATGCAGAATCCATAGGCCATTCCCTTGTGTCCCGGTAGCATTGTATTTGGTTCCTTGTTGGGTGTTACTTGATGAAATCGTCAGAGCAAAAGATCAGGTAGAGAAGCACCATGCCAAAGATGAAATCCAACATGCGTCACGCTCCTTTCGGGCCGACCATTGTGGTCTTCGCCCATGTTGGGGTTTCATTGGGGTGAGTCAACGCAATGACCAGCCTTGCCCGCAGTTTGGTAGGCCAGTCAGTCTCGCCATCAGTCACAAGGATGATGGCATCCGGTCGGTCCTCCTTGTCCACTGTCTCCAGCACATGCTTCATGCTGGTGCCGCCACCACCCTGCCAGTCCACCTGCTTCAGGGATTGGACATGCTTGTTCGAGGTGACCCGTGTGTCCCCGCAGATCACCTTGAACCGCCGCAGTCGCTTCAATCCCTGTGCCACCACAGTCAGGCACCGAGCCTGTGTCTCTGGTAAGCACATCGAACCAGAGGTATCGATCACCACCACTGCGTTGGGTGTCTCGGACCTCACCCCCTTGAGCCGGATGCCGCCGTGAATCTGCTTCCGCTTCAGCTTCTTCCATGTCTTGGCAGGTGCCCCCACTGGGGAGGCAACAGCCTTGCACACAGCAGCACGAAGGATGTCGAAGGGATCAGGCTGTGGTCGCAACTTCTGGTCGAGAACCTTGCGGAGTTCTCCAGGCACGTTGCCCCACCCCACCTCCTCGCACTTAGCTTCGAGGTCATGGGCCATCGTGTACTCGCGGTCTTCCCAAGCCTCGTCGGGTGGCAACTCGTAGTCACGGGGCTGACCATCGGCACATGAACCACCACTACCGGCATGGTCGGTCACATCTCCCGAGTCATCGCCTTCGCCCTCGCCCTCGCCTCCCTCTTCGCCAGAGTCACCATCGCTCTCGACATCGCCGCCGTCTCCGTCTCCCTCATCGTCGGCCTCGCCCTCCCCATCGCTGCTCGCCTTGCCCCTACCAGAGTCGCTGCCCTCATCCTCCTCGTCGCTGGAGGAATCATCAGCGGCATCATCCGAATCGGCATCATCATCCCCATCTCCGTCGCCATCAGCATCCTGCTCTTCATCGTCATCGTCCTCCGTGTCACGGTGGCTGCGTTCGGGAAGCTCGTCGCTCTCCTCGTCCTCGTCCCAGTCCGACTCCTCGTCCTCCTCATTGTCGCTCTCGTCATCGTCGCTGTCTTGGGAATCCTGCTGCTGCTCCTCCTGCTTCATCAAGAGGTGGTAGTACTCGATGGCCGACAGCTTGGGCGGCAGGCACATCCGCTCGCAAGTGATGATCCCTTCCGGTGCGTCCTTGCAGAAGTCACGCAGGATGCCGTTGACTACCATGTCGCAGGCAAAGTTCCACGCCTTGAGTTGAGTGGGGGTGGGTGCCCTGCCCAGAATCCTCTCGCCCAGCCCGGCGTGATCGAACGCAACATGCAGTGTCTCATGCAGGATGGCGAACCGCCCTGTCGGGATGCCGATCTTTGCCACGAAGGCAGGATCGTAATACAACCTGCCATACCTATCGACTGCCATCGTGCCGATGCCCGGTCGCTCCACTGGGATCAGTGCGTACACCGTCTGCCCCAGATAGACCTGCGAGTCGGCTGCGGATTTCCTGAACTGGAACAACCGCGATCTGCCCTCTGTCCACTTGTCTGTCATGTGTGATCCTCCTATGCGGTGTGACGGAATGCCTTGCGAAACTCGATCTTGTCTGCAACGTAGTCGTGCAACTGCCTCATCGCCTTGTCGAGCTTCGTATGCTCCTCCTTCATCGAGTTGTATACCCTCGCGTTGTCGAAGAAAGGAACGATGCCAGCGGAGAACGAGAAGTCCTTGTTCACTCGCAGTAGCGGCACCGACACATCACCGTTCCCGTATGGACGATTGATACATCGAGCAAGCTGTCCGTCTGGGCAGCGGTGTGTATCCAAGAACCAGATTTGTCGCTTGCCACTCCAGACTCTGGTGAGAGAGACATTGAGCAGTGCAAACGCCCAACGACTCTGCGTCCGCAGCCTCTCGTTCAGTGTCAGAGCCTGCGCTGCATTCAGCAGAACGTCGATGGCCTCCTCTGCCATGCGAACACGGGGTGCCATGTTCGACACTTGACCTTGCGTAGTTTCCGTGTCGTTAATTAAGTTGCTGCCAATCGAGATGTGATAGTTACGCCAGTACTTGTTGATCGTCAGTCCCATTGCATGTCCTCCTATGCTGAGTGTCTGAATGCCTTGTAAAACTCTGCTCTCTGCAACGCATGCTCCAGCAACTCATCGAGTGCTGGTCGCAGCTTCCGGTAAGTCTCGTCCCCTCCCCGAGAACCAAACTTCTGTATGAAGGGGGTAAGTCCAAGCTCAACTCCATACTCGCGGTCGATGCACAGCAACGGAGCGACTGGCTTTTTTGTCCATCCCAAGTCCAGGTTCTGAGGGAGGCGTCTCATCCCTATGGTCAGGAACCAGACATTAGCGTTCGTCCATCGGTCGCCGTCCATCTGCACCCACACCGAAGACCACATTGGCCCCGCATCCACAGTCTCAGTGGCATGCGACTTTGGGTTCTCGACCTTCACCATCACGGGCTTGAGGTTGTGAACCTCCTGCATTGCCAAGTCCACAGCCTGCTCCATCGAACGCTTGGCGTACTGATGGATGTTCTTCTTGGTGGAGAATGAGTAGCGAGACACATCCAACACCGAGTTCACCTCCAGCTTTTTCCAGATGGCGTTGACAGCCAGCCCCATCAGGCACCTCCTTTCGCCATGAGTTCGTCGATGGTGGACATCAGTGCGAGCAGCGGCTTCAGTGCCGCAGCCTTCGGGCTGTAACCGTGCATGATCGCAGCCTGCCGCAGCCTGGCGTTGTGCTTGAGTGCGATCTCGGGACTGCACTCAGTGCCGATCTTGCCGATGATTGCAGCGGCCCGGTCCCACCTGTCCGGTGTGAACTTGGACTTGTTGCAGATCACGGAGGTCACACCCGCCGCCACGCAGAGCGTGACATCGGGGCGATTGTCGTTGTGCTTGAAGGTCACCTCGCCATCGAGCAAGTCCTCGATGTTGACGAGGTCACGTTCTTTCTTCCACTGCACAAACTGGTTGGCGTTGTTCTCGCCAACGCAGCCAGCCACCAGTGCCCGCACCATCGTGTTGTTGCTGAACATCTCCTGGCCCGCTGCATCCGCAGCAGCAAGGCACTTCATCGCCATCGTCCATGTCCGGTACGAAGCGAAGGCCATCTCGCCATCACGGGGCACCGTCTCGTACAGGTTGCCGTGCGAACGGAGGAACTCACCGACCATCGTGGCCCACTTGCCCAGCATCTCCCGCCAGTCAGACGGAACGATGGGGAAATCAGGCACCGCCCAGATCAGTGGGTTGATGGGATCGAGAACGCCATCGAGCCACGCCTGAGTGTCCATCTTCCAGTTCCAGTGAAAGAAGCGGTTGCACATCGCAGGTTC